GATCAAAGGCTGCACAAGAAGCACTGATCGAAGATTTGCGTAGATATCAAGATTACAGCCAACCATTGACATGGGTTCAAGGTTAATTGATTTCAATTTAAATGAAATATTTGGTAAATTACGGGAATTTGTTTCCCCCTCATATCAGAATTCCCTTTGAAATAGAAAATCAAATCTGGCAGAGAGTAGAAAATCCTGTTGATAAGCCAGATGTAATTCCTGTGGATTACTGTCTATTTCATTCAGTATCCGAAAGAGGTCCATTGGTAATGGATTGGAAATCTACATTAGATGTAGTAATTCATAATGTAATACAGACAATAAAATCTTTTTATGTTGATGAAAAAATAGCAATAATGGTATTACATTCTACAGACGACCAAGTGTCTTTCGAAACATATTTTTCTTATATTTTTAATGAGTTTGAAAAACATTTTCCAAACAAGACATACATAATACATCCTTTTAAAAACATAAAACAATACACACTTTATGACATTTATTTCAATTATGCTAAAGCATATTATCACGAATATGAAAGATGCAATTTGCACACTGTATTGGGATGTGACTATTCTTCTAAAGAAAATTTCAAAATAAATCGCATACAGCATCGAGACCCAAATTCTGCTAAGTTGTTTCTTTGTGCCAGTAGAATTTTATATGACCAAAATGGAGAAGTTTACCAGCAATACCCTAAATTGGTATATCGATATAGGCTATTAAATTTTTTACAAAATAAAGATTGCTACATCAGTGACTTTAAAAATGGTATTATACTTCCCGGAGAAACTGAAGAATCAAATAACGCATTACGTACTACAACTGGCAATGGTCAATGGATACCTGTAGCTAATAGTTTGTATAATAACTCATACATATCAACGTATGTTGAGACTACGATTACTAATGATCAAGAATTAATAACAGAAAAAACATTTGATCCTCTAATTAAAGGCCATTTTATAGTGCCGTTTGGATACGCAGGAATAATCCGTGATCTTAAATATATGGGTTTTTTGTTTCCCGACTGGATAGATTATTCATATGATTCTGTTATGGATATCAGAGAAAGATTCGGGAAATTCAGACAAACGTTGATGGCATTGAGTAAAACTCCTAGAAAAACCATTGATGAATTGTTCAGTAAAGATATGGATATTCTTAAACACAATCAAAATCTGTTTAAGAAAAAATCATATGATCCGCTACATAATAAACTGAAGTAATTTTACCAACACACTAGCAGTAATACATATATAACTATACAATATAGTATTCAGGAGACAATTATGATTCTAGGTGTTACTGGCTTTATTGGTTCAGGAAAAGATACTATTGCTGATTATTTGTGTACTTTTCATGGTTTTAAACGAGTAAGCTTCGCCGGTTCGTTAAAAGATGCAGTAGCCTCTATCTTTCATTGGGATAGAGAAATGCTTGAGGGTACTACTAAAAGCAGTAGAGAATGGCGTGATACTATCGATCAATGGTGGGCTAATAGATTGGGCATACCTCACTTGACTCCTAGATGGGTTCTACAAAATTGGGGCACAGAAGTATGTAGGAATGGGTTTCACCAAGATATTTGGGTAGCTAGCGTAGAGCATAAATTAATGTCTACCCGTGACAATATTGTTATTACAGATTGCCGCTTTCCTAATGAAGTAAATGCCATTAAAAATTCTAATGGGGTCACATGTAGAGTAGAAAGAGGTCCTAGGCCCATATGGTATGATGATGCAATTGCACACAACAAAGGACCTAAACATATAGGATGGGCCTTAGGCAAAGCAGCACTGGAACGACATAATGTTCATGCCAGTGAATATAGTAGTGTAGGTCTAGAGTATGATTACATCATAGAAAATAATGGTACTATCGATGAGCTACACAACAAGATCAAGTTAATAATCAACCTCTAAGTCACCGCGTTTCCAAGTAACTTCTTTCTTTTTAACAACTTCGACACAATTTAGACATATACTTCTCAGATTGCTGATAGCTATATTTTCTAAATTGCCGTCTACATGAAACACAGTTATTTGTGTAGGTAGTAAACTTCTGAACCCGCACAAATCGCAGTTTGCTTTCTTTTTATAGCCCCCTTTAGACCATAGTGATCTACGGGGCTTTAATTTCTTTTTCTTTCTCCCACACTCATCACATAATCTTCTGTAATGTGTAACGCCGGCACGGATATAGTTGATTGCTCTATAATTCTTATTACATTGTGTGCAAATAGGTCTATACACTGACATACTGTATTTATTGTTTTCAACCTTCGAAGGCACGCTAATACCGATTTTTTTTGGTATTTTTATAAATACTATTATGCATTCTAGGTGGTAAACCTCATAATTTTACAATAAAGGAAAACGAAAATGGCATTAACATCTCCAGGCGTAGAAGTTACAGTAATTGATCAGAGTCAGTATCTTCCAGCCGCACCAGGTTCCGTTCCGTTCGTGCTACTAGCGACGGCACAAGACAAAGCTGATCCAAACGGCGCCGGCATTGCAGCAGGCACAACCGCAGCAAACGCAAATAAATTATATCAAATTACAAGTCAACGTGATCTTGTCACACTATTTGGTAACCCAACATTTTACACAACAAGTAATGGTACCCCTATTCAGGGTTACGAACTCAACGAATACGGTCTATTGGCTGCTTATTCAGTATTGGGTGTTACAAATCGTTGCTATGTGTTGAGAGCAGATATTGATTTAGCTAGCTTAGTTGGTCAAACTGGTCGCCCAGTTGGTGCTCCAGCTAACGGCACTTATTGGTTAGATAGTACAACTTCACAATGGGGTATATACGAATTTAACGCTACTACAGGTAGTTTCACGTTACAAGATCCTATCATTATTACAGATACTACTGATTTATCAGGTGGAGTTCCCTTAGCATCTATCGGTGCTATTGGAGATTACGCTGTAAATCTTGCAAGTAATATGTATAATGTAATACCTATTAACGCTAATATGTTCTTCTATAAGACTACCAGCAATCAATGGGTAGAAATAGGAAGTCCACAATGGAAAAACGATTGGCCAACCGTACAAGGTACTGAATCGAATCCTGTACTAACTGCAGGTGACACATTTACATTGAACTTCGACGGCGACGTAACAATCACTATTACTGTGCCTGATGCAGGCGGCGGCATAGGTAACGTGGCCGGTGTAGCATCTCAAATTTCAACTTTAGGTTGGGCTTGGTTGACTGCTTCTGTGCGTGATGGAAAACTTTGCATTTTCCAAGATTATCCAGAAGGTACATCTTCCCCGCCAAGATTTATTGGTTTGGCAAACGGGTTAGGTACCCCATTAGATGATATGGGTATCGATGCTGGTACTTATTATCAGCCATTAATGACATGGGGCACATCTGCACAACAACCAACATGGCAAGCAGGCCAAACATATCCTAGACCAACAGGTTCTATTTGGATGAAGGTAGGAGGCTCTGGTCTAGCTCCAGTACTGGAAGAATGGAGTTCTACATTAGCAGATTGGGTCACTAAAGATATTACTCTTGCTGTCTCAGATCAAGCAGCATGTGCAGCATTAGATCCTACTGGTGGTGCAGCAATTCCTGCAGGAACAATATATGGACAATATTTCTTCAACAACAGTTTGAGAAATGCTCCTGTATATTTATGGAAACGTACTGCAACTGGTCCTACAGTAGTTACGGGAACAAACACATCTCCTGATTTCTCAACTTTAGCACCATTAGGTACAGGTCCTTATCAATTATTCGTTAGAGTAAGTCAGCCTAATTCTTCATCGTTGTCTAGTTCATATACAGTGACAATAGCTGAAGGATCGGATGCTACAGATTTTGTTACTTCATGGGCAGCAGCAGGAATTCCTTATACACAGGCTTCTGTTGCAACATCAGGTGCTATTCAATTAACACACACATTGGGTGGCTCAATTGTACTTACTGACGTAATTAATGACGCGGTTCCAGAAAAAGGACAGTCCAATGGTGTACTAGTAGAAGCAGGATTTATTGCTAATACTACAGATGGCGTAAAATATCAAGATTCCCTATTGCTTCAGTTCAGCGGTGTTTCACAAAGTGCTACTTCTGGTTCAGGTACAGGTTGCACATTCACAGTAAACAGTTCATATGGTGCTTATATCCCGGTACAAACGTTTGGGGGAAGTGGGGGAAGTGGTTATGCTGTAGGTGAAGTAATTACATTGTCTGGAGCTGATTTGGGTGGCACAATAGCTGTCAATGATTGCGTTGTGAAGGTAACGTCTATCAGTGGCCCCGGTCCTACAGGTCCTATCACATCTATACAATTCATTTCAGGTACTGCTGAAAACATCTACTACGTAGAATTAAGTAATTGGGTAGCATTTGACTTTACAGCAAACGAAGGTGCTCCAGTTGCAAATCCTGCAAACAATACCAACTGGTTCTATTCAGTCGTTGATGAAGTTGATATCATGGTTAATTACAACGGCAACTGGAAAGGTTATAAGAATCAGAATTATGACTTAAACGGATTCCCAACACCAAGTGGTGTTAACGCAACTGATCCAAATGGTCCTATTGTGAGTGCAAGTGAGCCAGAAACTCAGAGTGATGGTACAGCACTTGTGTATGGTGACTTGTGGATCGATACAAGCAATTTAGAAAATTATCCGGTGATTTATCGTTGGCAATCAGTTGCAGGTGAAAATCAATGGGTGTTGATTGACAATTCGGATCAACTAAATCCAGAAGGTGTAGTATTTGCTGACGCACGTTGGGCTACAAATGGCACAACTAGTGTTACAAATGATCCTATTCCGACAATACAGAGTTTGTTAACAAGCAACTACTTGGATTTGGATGCACCTGAATCTAGCTTATATCCAACAGGTATGCTATTGTTTAACACACGCCGTTCAGGTTATAATGTTAAGCAATTTAAGCAAAACTATTTTAACGGTACAAACTTCCCAGGAGCTTCTCTACCAACAGAAAGAAATGCATGGGTAAGCGTAAGTGGTTTACAGAGCAATGGTAGTCCATATATGGGTCGTAAGGCACAACGTGCAATGGTTGTAGAAGCATTACGTGCTGCAATCGACACAAATACTGACATCCGTGATGAAGATAACTACTTCAACTTAATGGCAACACCTAACTATCCAGAACTACAACCTAACATGGTTGTATTGAATGCTGATCGTGGTGAAACTGGATACATATTAGGTGATACTCCAATGGGTCTAAGTGATAGTGCTACTGCAATTCAAGCATGGGCAACTAACGCCGCAGGCGCTACAAGCACAGGTGAAGAAGGTTGTGTGACACGTAATACTTATTTAGGATTGTTCTATCCAAGCGGAATTACAAGTGATCTAAGTGGTAACCTAGTAGCTGTTCCGGCATCACATATGATGTTGAGAACATTTATTAGAAATGACACAATCGCTTATCCTTGGTTAGCTGCTGCTGGTACTCGTCGTGGTATCATCGACAACGCCGCAAACATTGGTTATGTCAATAGACAAACAGGTGAGTTCCAAGTTATCAAAACACGAATTGGCGTACGTGACGTATTGTATGTCAACTTCATTAACCCACTAGTATTCTTTACTGGTCAAGGTTTGTTGAACTACGGTAACAAGACAAGCTTTAACTCACAAAGCGCCCTTGACAGAACTAACGTTGCACGTTTAGTTGCTTACATTCGTAGACAACTAACACTTGCAGGTCGTCCATATGTCTTTGAACCTAACGATGCGTTTACACGTGGTCAGATCAAGAATACATGTGAATCTCTAATGCTTGATTTGGTTGCTAAACGTGGTGTCTATGACTATCTAGTTGTATGCGACGAAAGCAACAATACCCCTGCAAGAATTGATAGAAATGAACTTTGGGTCGATATAGCAATTGAACCTGTGAAGGCTGTTGAATTTATCTACATCCCAGTTCGTATCTTGAATACAGGAGAACTATCAGGAGCCTAAATCTAGAAGGGGAAATCCCCTTCTAATTTGAGTTTTGGTTAGAGATAAATAATATAAACAGGAGAAATAAAAATGGCAGCAGCCTCACTATCATTAAGTAACTTATCGGTAAAGCCAGATGGTCAAGAAAACCAAGGCTTGTTAATGCCGAAGTTACAATTCAGATTCAGAATGACATTCTTTAATTTTGGATTAGGAGACAATGACTTGCAACTAACTAGACAAGTTATTGATCTTTCCCGTCCAAACTTGTCATTCGCTAAAATCACATTGCCTGTATATAACTCAACATTATATATGGCAGGTAAACACACATGGCAACCTATGACTGTTAACTTACGTGATGATGCAGGTGGTAATGTATCACGCTTAGTTGGTGAACAGTTACAGAAGCAACTTGACTTTGTTGAACAGGCAAGTGCAGCAGCCGCAAGTGACTATAAGTTTGCAGCTTATATCGATATTCTAGACGGTGGTAACGGTCAATACGATGCTAACATACTAGAACGTTGGGAACTATATGGATGCTACTTAGAATCAGTTAACTGGAATACATTAAACTACGGTACTTCGGAAGATGTTAGAATTGCATTAACAATTCAGTTTGACAATGCTGTACAATCTGACGGTGCTGATGGTCTTGATGGTGCTCCATCTGGCGTCGGTATACAAGCTGGTACAATTAACGGTCGTCAGCCTACTTCTAGTGATGTTGGTCTAACAACTGGAGTTGGTGAATAATTGAATGGCATACTACGGAGATAGTCTTCAAAGACCTGTCGGAAGAGGGCAGGTCTATTTAAGAGACTTTACACATGCTGCTAAAATATTTAGGCCAGGGTCATATGACGTTGCGCCTAAATATAAATTCCTGTTTCATACGTTCTTTGATATTAACCCCGTTGCTTACAGTTTTAATGTAAACACCGGGGATAATTTCGGAGTGCTTGTAAAATCCGTAAGACTTCCTTCTTTTTCTGTAAAAACGCATGAACTTAATCAGTACAATAGAAAAAGAATAGTGCAAACAAAAATATCATATGAACCCATAAACATAACGTTTCATGATGACAACATCAACATGGTCACTAAGTTGTGGGATGCATATTATACCTACTACTATAAAGATCCTACTAATTTTAATGGATTGATAAACGGCGTGAGAGGATCACAACCCAATCAGTCTCAAGTAAATCCCTATAAAAATTATAATGTACGTAATGTTTATGATGGCGATTTAACTGGTGAAAATAATTGGGGATATATAGGAGAAAGTTTTCAAGGTGATGGTGTAATTACTAAAGCGCCTTTTTTTAGAAACATAACTATATTCGGTTTTAATAGACATAATTTTACAGCATATACACTTATTAACCCCATGATTACTAAGTTAGACCATGATACTTATAGCTATTCAGAAGCTAGTGGTACTATGGAAATAAAAATGGATATAAACTATGAAACTGTAGTTTATAATGAAGGTGCAATGGACGGTAGGACACCTGATAGTATTGTTCAAGGGTTCGGCTTAGATGCATTCTATGATAAAGAATTGAGTCCTATAACTCCCGAAGGAGCACAATCCGCTACTACAGCCAATGGTGGTTATGATTTTGCAGCAGGTGGTTATGTACGACCTTTAAACCCCGGCAATCAAGCTAAACTAGGAACTATACAAGGAACGGCTTCAACAGGTCGTCAATATAACAGTTACGGCAGGGGGTAATATGGCATCATTTAATAACAACAATCCCAATGTTGCTTATAATTATCAAAAAGTTCCAAATTTAACCACAAGCAACTTTACACAGTCACAAGCTGGTCTCATTATTTCAAATAGAGACAGACCAAATGTAAATAGAAATACAAGATTTATTTTTCCGGCAAACACGAGTACGCCTAATTACGGTGCAGGTTCTCCCACGTTATTAGCAGTTACTAATACAACGATTGACGGAGAAACACCATATATGGGTAAACAAGTAACAGTATAATATGCCAAGAATTATAGATGACAGGTCTACATCGTTAGACAGAACGGTTCAAATTTTTGATGCTTTCTACCAAACTGATTTAAAAGTTGGAGCAAGCCAGTATGACATTGTGCATGGATATTTTACAGGTGTATGTAGAACAAAAAACATAGCTGACAATTTTACAACTGTTCTGTTTAGAATTTCTACTCAAACTGGAGTAGATGTTTTGGTTTTGCTAGATGAAATAAAAGGTAAAACCAATAAACTACAAATGAACCAACAAATTTGCTATTGGTTAAATAGTCTAAAGTCAAAAACTTCATTGTATGGAATAGGCACTATTCCACAACCAGTAGTTCCTGTCGCAAGAAACGTAGTACAATAATATGGCAAAATGGGCACAAGGCAAATACACTCCCAAAAACCCACAAAAGTATATAGGAAATCACAATCCTAAATATAGATCGGGTTGGGAACTTACTTTTATGACCTTTTGCGATACAAACAACAACGTATTATACTGGGCTAGTGAAGCATTAAGAATCCCTTACAAAAATCCACTAACGGGTAAACAAACAATATACGTTCCTGATTTCTTTGTTGTTTATCAAAATAAGTATGGCAAACAAATCGCTGAAGTTGTTGAAATAAAGCCTAAGAAACAAAGTCTTATTGAGAGCAAAGTAGCGAGTGCAAGAGACAGAGCTATCGTTGCAGTCAACCACGCCAAGTGGGCGTCTGCTATGTCTTATTGCAAAAGCCAAGGCTATACCTTCCGAGTCATAACAGAAGATGACCTTTTCTATAATGGTAGAAATCGTTAATAAATAAGTTATGACCAAAAAATTAGAAGAATTATTTCAGCTTCCTGAATCCGAGAAAGAGATTAATGAGTCTATGCTTGAAAAAGCAGGAGTAGACGTTGTTACACAGGATGCACTGTCTAATTTAGAAAAAATAGAACAAGCTTTGCCAAGTGTTCGTGGTTTAGAAGCTAGTGATCAAGAAATGGATGAATTAGCAGTTATGGCTACAAACAGTTACAAAGACCTAATGGAATTGGGGATGCAAGTAGATAGCAGATTCAGTGCAGAAATATTCAATAGTGCCGGTACAATGCTGAATCACGCTATAACAGCAAAGACAGCCAAAATAAATAAAAAGCTCAAAATGATTGAGCTACAACTGAAAAAAGCAACGTTAGATCAAAAAATAGCTAGTAAAACAGAAGAAATAGAATCCACTACTATAGGAGAAGGTCAACTTTTAGACAGAAACGAATTACTCAAAATCTTGGCTGCTAAAAAATAATACTGATGATAAATACTAGATACGGGAACATGCAATGAAGAGCCTAAAACAATACATTACTGAGAGTGTGAAGCTTTACGATTATACTATCAAGATCGCCGGAGAGGTTGATAAAAACTTCTGTGACTTGTTTTGCCATAATCTTAAAGAAAAATTTGATGCGGTTGAAATTAGTAAACCTGTCAGCACTCCTATACAAAAAGATCCATATGGATTTCCTGACTTACGCAATCAATCGATAACTATCATTAAAGCAAATTTTAGATATCCTGCAACAGAGCCAATGATTCAACAAATAGCACAATTATTAGGATATAATGTAAATTTGGTTCGTGCAATACAAACAAACTACAATGATAGTATCAATAATGAAGCCGACGGATATGCGAATGAAGCTAGTCATAGCCCATTATTAAATCATACAGAATTAGAAGAACAGCCAGGAGCAAAAGAAGCAAATAAAGCATACGGTGACTCATATCGTCAAAGTATCAAAGATCAAATGAAAGGTAATGAAATACAGATGCAATATGCAGGTAAGCAAACACCTAGTGCATTTGATCCCTTCAAAGCTATACCACAAGATCCAAAAGGTGGTAATAGTCCGATGAGTAAGATTACAAGACCAGCCAAACCAAAAACTGGGGCTGCTTTTAACAAATAATAAGGAAATAGAAAATGGATTTCAAATCAATGTTACAACAGTTGAGCCAGTTAAGTGAGGGTACTGAAGAAACTCCTACTGGACGTAAGCACACAGCAGACCCGGGTGGTTATGGCCGTAAATTTGACACCGACGAAGAAGGTGACGAAAAGAAAGACGAAAAGAAAGAACCTGCAGCAAAGCGAGGTCGTGGTCGTCCTAAGAAAGGTGCCGATAGCGATACAGGTAAAGTAGCAAAGTACGACAATGCTAAGAACCTACAAAGTTTCATGGTAGGCAACTTGCCCGGTGGTAAACTTCCAGGTAAGCCCGGTAAGAAACATACTCTTAAAGATTGGGTAGAACAAGTTGAAGCCAAATATGTTGCAGAAGCAGCGCCAGGTCAACAATTAACAGTTAAGCCTATGCCAGGCGCCGCACAATTGGTTGATCCAGCAAGCAATAAAGTAATGGCAACAGGTGACGCCGCAGCAGTAAAGAATATACAAGGAGCTGTAGCACAGGGTAAAGTACAAATGCGCGGCTCTGAAGAAATGACTGAAGAAGGCGGAGAGAAATGGATTAAAGGTGCTATTAAACACCCCGGTGCTTTTACTAAGAAAGCAAAATCTCACGGTATGACTCCTTCTGCATTTGCAGGTAAAGTATTAGCAAACAAAGAAAAATATCCTGCTAAAACAGAAAAGCAAGCAGTATTAGCAAAAACTTTGAGCAAGTTGAAAGAAGTTGAGCAACCTACAATGGATAATCAAACTGCAATGGGTGCAGGTTTGGGAGCGGGTCGCAGTCAAACTACATTAGAAGGTAAGAAACCTGATTTCCTAGACTTAGACAAAGATAAAAATAAAAAAGAACCAATGTCTGATGCAGCGAAAGATGCTAAAAAGAAAAAGAAAATGAACGAAAGTTCTCATAGACATAGTTCTGCTAAATTATTAGGTAAAGCACATGCTCTTGCAAAAGAAGCATATAATTGTAAGTACGACGATCTAGATGAAGTACGTATGTATCACGAAGGGTACAAAGAAGGTCTAGACGAGTGCTACGGTCAAGGTGTATACGAAGAAGCACCGGCAACTCCACCGGCAACAACAGGTGGTATGGCTGCACAAGCGCAACCTGCAATGGAAGCTGACGTAGAAGAAGGTAATGCATTTACGGCAGCACTTGCAAAAACTCCACCTGGTGGTAAGTTTACTGTAGGTGGCAAGTCTTTTACTGATAGATCCGGATATGATGCTAAACTAGATGAGTTAGCATTTGAATCATTAGATAACCAACTAAATGCACTATTAGAAAGTGAAAAAGTCGAAGAAGGAATGACGGTATCTATTAGTAAAGGCCAACAAGGAATGCCAGATGCAGTAACAGTTTCTGCACAAGATGGAGAAGCTGATGCACTATTAAGTTTAATTAAACAAGCTGGGTTAGGCTTGTTTGGTGATGATAAGCAAGATGGTTATGGTGTACCCGATGGCAGTGAAGTTGCAGCATCTCATGGTGATATCAAAGTGGTAGGTGATCATGATGGCATGATGTCATTAATCAAGAAGGTATCAGGGGGTGATTCTCATGGCTCCGAAGATTACGCCGACGAAGAAGGTCACGAAGAACA